TGCTTCATGGTAATTTGATTACTAGGAATCATTGTGCATTTGCCGGGATGTTTCCACTGACCCATTGCATCATGAACTGCATTAGTATGTTTCATTACATGATGCCAATCTTCTGTAGTCATGATCTTTTCTTTCATAACATGTTTAGCTAACATATTACTAACTGACTCGAATTGAACGTTTTCAAAAGTTAAATGTTTTACAGTATCTAAATGTAATAATTCTTTTAAACGATCAATTAAACCTTTATTTCTAAGATATTTAAATGCTAGATTTTCAATTGAATATTCACCCTCAGCTTCTAATCCAGCTTGACGCAAATTTCGAAGGCGTAATAATATTTCTCGAATTCTTTTTTCTAAATTTGGATGATTCTTCTTTAAATTTGTAATTTCATATTCAAATGGCTCTGCTTTCATTTGAATTAATGAATCATCGATTGATACTAAATCAGCTTTGGGACGATTTATCCATTTACCCCGGGTTATCGAATAAATGCCAACTGAAGAATGTAAATCTTCATTAGCATCTTGTGCATACAATTCAATATTGATGCCTTTATATTTTAATGGATATTCATGATTCCATAGAGCTTTTTTCAAATGAAGATAATTTTTTGTCATATGCAAATTATCTCCAACTTCCATGTAATTAATTACTACATGCAAATCAATATCGCTATATTTAGTCCAATTATAATTTGCATTGCTACCAATTAAAATAACATCGAGTATTGGTGCATCAATTTCTAAGAATTGATAAAATTTTTCTGCAATTTTTATAAACCCGTCACGGAGCTTTGGCAATAATTCGCCATCTCTCCATATTACAGGGTTTAATTCACTATGTGTCTGATATTCTTTTAGCATCTATTATAAATATCATTATTTCCAAAATAGCTGTACTAAAATAAGAGAGAATGCTAATGTTAAAGAAATTGCTGTTTTCATATTAATGCCTTCATCTTTAAAAAGATATGTCATTAATGTAAATATTATTATTCCGGAAACAAATGAAAGAAATCTGCCAGGCCAAAAAGCCCCAGAAAATCCTGATACTGATAATCTAGTTGCTTCCATAAAAGCCCACGTTATTGGAACTCCTAATAACATCAATGAAAATCTATATTCCTTTGCCCATGGCCAAATTAATGGACCATTTGTTTGAATCCAAACAACGATTTGACCAAATAAAAATATTAAAAATGAATAGGCTAAATGTTTATAGTTCATAATAAATAATAAGGAATATTAAGATTATATCCAAATTATTTACGATCGCCTTTATGTAGATCTACTTTGTCTAGAATTGCATTCAATGCTTCCATTTTAATGAAGCCTGCCATTGATGCATTTTTTAATGCACTAATTAATTGAAATATAATAAAAGGGACTAGAACGGTCTCACTTAACCAACTAGTCCCTTTAAATCCTTTTTCTACCATTAACAACGTTGTAAGTAAAATAATCCAACTTACTAAAGTTTTCAAAACTTTAAGTGCTTTAAAGGTTTGAAACCCTTCTCGTTTTACTCCAGCAATTACACCAAAGAAGCCATCTGCCATTACTACTCCAACCAATGCCAAATATTGATCTGAATTTGCCATTGCTAAGTTGAAAAAATAAGTGCAGATAAATGCCATTATCGTACTCGCTGAATATATACCGACTGTTGTTAATGTAGTTGTTTTCATTATTTAATGTCCGCTGATTCGATTAACGTATATGTAAATGATTTACCATGAATTGCTGCAGCTTTGCGACAAACAGCCATGAATGATTCAAAATCAGCTGCTTTTTTAAACACCTGACAACCTTCTGACCAATTCTCTACATATGTTGAATCAGCTCCAGCTTTGTGAATATTAATTCCAAATACCCCTTCAGCTATTTTATTCTCATCATAAGTTAAATCACGATTTGGATCGCGATAAACCTTAACCGGTTTTTGTTGCTTTAACGCTTCATATTTACCTTGATGTAAACCTAAAGTGTGAGATCCTCTATACTGACCTTCTACTAATCGAGCAACGCCTGCTGCATTATGATATTGTTGAACACCTTTCTTACCCGGGTCGGTTGTTGCAGGCCAACAATGTGATTTCCATTCGCCGCCTTCTTTATATGAAATCGTGATGCAATCATCAAATGCGTTGGTTACTTTATTTCCAGTATCAGAATTTCTAACTCCGACAATGTTAACATCAAAATCTTTTGCTCCTTCAAACCAAGCATATCCTTTGGCTTTTACTGCAGCTTCAATTTGTTCTCTTGTATAACAACTCATACTAATTTCCTCAATATTATTTTACGTATTGGTAATATTTTTTAGTTTTAGCATTTCTATCTTCTAAACCATGAGTTCCGCCATTGATTCTTTTTGTCAATGCTAAGATAGCTGCATCATTAACGCCTTGGTCACAAATAGACCAAAGTTTATTACGATCAAAAAAGAACATTGCCGATTCAAATGCATATGTTGTTGCAACTAGATCTGGGGTATCTAGTATTTCTGGTTTTTTAAGATATTCTGCAAATGCTTGATAATTCGATTTTCCTGTGAGTTGTAGTGCACCTCGGCCCCGATACTTCCAACCATCCCCTGATGCTTCATCGCCATTCCCCATTCGGCTTGCATACACTCGGTTGGCAATCTTTTCTGGTTGCCGCGCATAAGACTCTTCTAATGTTCCAGGAAAGTATTTTCCAAAGATCCCTTGTAGACCTGATGCTGAATAATTTAAATTTTCTGAAAATGCTTTAAAGCCGCCCGTTTCGTGTGACGTTTGCGCAAAAAAGTGAGCTGCTCTAACTGGAGTTAATTTATAAAACTCCATTGCTTTTTTCATTGTGCCCGGTCCAAATGCTCCATCTGCCGTAACACCAATTTTTTCTTGTAAACTTTTTAAACTCATTATTCTTCCTCAGTAGTAGTATCTTTTCCTTTGCCTGCAAATTTTTCTAAACCTGCAATACCTAAGCTACCTAATGTAACAACAACGAATGAATTATAAATGTACTCATTCAATTTTAATTCATTACCGAAATATCCGGTAATTAAATCAACAAACATTGCAATGGTCATTACTGCAAATGACATAAAACCGATAATAGTTTTTTCATTAAAGTCATTTGAATTTTTAAAAATGTCTGTAAACTTTGCCATAAATTCTCCCTTTTTGTATAAATATATGACAAAAGAGATTACTTGCAAATAATGAGTTCATTTACAAGATCTTGTATGTTCATGATGGATATTTTTAAATTGCCCAATTGAAACATACCGACCTCTCCCGAATCTTGTATAATTGCTGATAGATTTTCTATGAAATTATAATCTTGTTGAGTAAATCGTTTACCGTCTATTTCAACTACAATATCATCATAATCATATCGATCAATGTCTGTTAGTGAATGACATCGTTTACGTAAATCATATTTAGTTTTAGGTTGTTCTAACGTAATATATTTCATCCATTCTGCATCTGAATATATTCTATCGCAACATGGCTCTAATAAACGCAATAAATCTTGAGAACAATTTTCTACGCGGAAGGCAATATTGTATTTTGGTAAAATAATAGGATACTGCCATTCGTTATTTTTAATCCAGCTACCCCATTTTCTTAAATAGTTTCTGCCAGCTTTTTCTGAAACTTGTTTAAAGTAATCATCATCTTGCCCTACTTGTTCTGTCCATCGATGGCCTCTACATGTTAAATGATATACAAATGCATCTCGACTCTGTATTAATTCATATCCTGCTAATATCCAACGTTGGAAGATATCTGAATCTTCATATGGGAACGGGGCAAATAACGGGTCATGACCTCCAATAGCTTGAAAATCTTTTTTATAAAGAATCCATGGCGCAAACATTCCATATGTTACTTTATCTAATTCTTCTTCTTGTTTATGCATAACAAATTCTTCAAATGCATTGATATCTAAGGTATCAAAGTCTTGTCCGAAATCCATTATGATCTTTTCTTTTCCTTCTGGGTGTAAAGGTGGTTCTATACGGGTCGCACATACAACTTTCCCTGGTTGTAAGTGCTTTAACATATTTTCGATATACAAAGGACCAATAATCATATCGGCGTGTAAGATACCCACTATATCATTTGTAGCGAGCTCGATACCTTTATCATATAATATTGTATGGCCCACTCGTTCTTCACTTCTATATGTAATACAGTTTTGTTGTTGTATCCAATCTTTAGTGCCATCAGTTGACCCATCATCTAATAAAATAACTTCTGCTTCTGGTGCGTGTTTTTGAATACTTGCATATACATTTTTTAAATGTCGCAAATTGTTGTAACTAGGTATAATTAGTGATATCATATTGTATAGTTTTCTCCGTATTGTCTCATATTAGAATATAAGGAATTAAATTCAGAATTCAAAAAATACGAATTCATATTTGATTCTGCGTTCCTACAAAATTCTGAGACTCCGATATTTATCTTGTTTTCTTTAAATGTTAATGAATTCATATGTGCAATAGTATTGTTGTCTGACACAATGGTTTTCATTCCATATTGGTCAGCAATACAACCTGCATAAAAATCTAAGCCCCATCCGTATATTAATTCATTTGGAAACTGTTTTATTTTTTCTAAGATATCTCTACGTATTAATGGAGCCTGAAAATCAATCCAACGTACGTTGCGTAATCCTTGACCCCAATTCCACATTTGTTTCCAATGACATTGATCAATCGATGCATTGATAACCGATGGCGAATAAACCGATGCATCTGATTCTAAAGCTTCTCGAATCGATGTTGATAAGAATGCTGGACCATGAAATACAAGATCATTATTTAAAAAGTAAAGATACTCATGATCTGTTTGTAAAAAATAATCTAATACTACATTAAAACCTCCGCCGAAGAATATATTTTCATCTAAACGATGTGTAGTCGATTGTGCTAACGATTCTGAAGAACCATTATCTAATACCATTAGCTCACATTTTTCAAAGTACGTATCTCGGCGTAATTGATTTACTAAATTATCTGTCCATGTAGGTAAATTGTGATTGAGTGTTGCTATTAACATATTAAAATCTTAATTGAGATGTTTCTTTACTAGGCATAACTATACCTAAAAAATTCTTTGCAATCGTTTCTTCTGTATTGCCTTGTTGTTTAAAATCAGTCATTTGTTCTAAATAATGAAATGGTTTGAACCATGATTCGCATGGAACTAATCGTATAGCTTCTGATGCTAAAACATATTCGCCATACCAGATTAATTCTCCTGGGATTACTTGTAATAGTTGTTCATATGATAATTCATTTGGTTCTAAATAATGTTCTCTCATATGATCAAAAACTTTAACGGACCATAAATTAGGACATGTCCAATCATAAAATTTACCCTTACGTCCAAATAAATCCATTATGGTTTTTCTATCTTGTTCATATGACTGTTTAACATTATCTAATAAATTTCCTTTAGTTGCCATCCATTGAAATAAATCTTTATTTTCATGCATAGTTGTATAAGGTGTTTCTTCATCAAACATAAAATCACTGATAAAGAAATCTCGAATAAAATATGAATCGCCATCTACCCATAGATAATTGTTACATAAATTCATTTCACTGAATTTCATTTTAACCAATTGTTGCGTAAACCAATTTTGATCTATAGAACCTTGTATAACATCCTCATCAAATATCATTGTGTAATCTGATGTGCCGAGTACATCTTTAAATAATTGTTCTTGATGTTTTGGTATCGAAACATATACTGGAATGTTATCTTTGTTATGTTTTGCAGTTGTCTCAATTAACTGTTTAGTATAATGAACGTGCGGTGCGTGTGACTTAAATAAAAAAACTAAATTATCCATATCAATCAAATAAATTTAAAATTCTATATTTTTCAACATAATGTAATTTTTTTTTAGAACATTGAAAGTCACTATGAAATGCTCGTAACACATCCTCAGTAAAATAATAACGATGTTGCTGACTCGTAAACATTTTCAATGATTCTAATTTTTTATTATATTGTGTTTCAATATCTACATATAAATTAGATTGCCATGCATCTTGCGTGCTTGGCGTATAATATTGTATCAAACTAATTTTACTATTACGAATCAATGCAGAACCAAAACCAGAAACATATCTATGTTCGAAATGAGAATCAGTTTCATTTGGAAGAAAAATAGCATCAAATTCTTCATCTGTATTCTTAAGTATGGTTTCAATTAAATTGATCCAATTTTCTTCTGGAATATCTTTGATAAATTTATATGATGTATTTATAATTTGCAGATTAGTACATCCTGCAGTTTTCCATACATTTTCAACTTCTTTTAATCGATGTTCGCCTGTTGATTCATCACAATCGCCACCTTGTGCTAATTGCAATAAATAAAATTTAGTTTCATTGTATTTTAATATAGTACCTAACATACTATATTCTACATCGTCTGGATGCGGAGATAAACATAAAACTTTATTAAAATTTAGAAATTTCATTTAGATACTCCAATGTGTGAATCCTATTCATATTTTCTTGATATACTACTTGTATATTTTCAATATTGAATAATTCTTCGTTTAAATAATCTTTGCCGCCTTGTCCTGCTAAATAAGTAGTAGCGCCATTTCTTTTACATATATCTACTAATCTACTAGTAGAAGTTAAATCTGTTTCATAATCTTCTACTATAATAGTATCAATATTTAATTTTTTAACTAGATATCGAATAATAGATGAATTCGTTTGATATAAATTATCAGATATTAAATCATCCATTTCTGATAAAATATGTTTATATTTTGGTATAGAATTTTTAATCCGTTCCCAATCTTTCTTTGCGTCAATATATTGTTTTGTGTTGATAAATTCTAATCCTTTTTTAACGCTCATCGTATTCCATTTGCCATCCATATTGAATCGATTTTGAAATCCGTTTTTTTCAAATTGACAATGTCCTAATAAAACAAATATATCTGCTTGTTGTATCTTTTGAAAAAATGGATACCATGGCATAAAATTTGGTTGGTGAATTGTAACAATCATATTATAAATTCAAATAATATTGTGGTAAATCTTCTGGTAAGAATTTAAAAAAATTATCTAATAAATTGCAATCAACTTTAACTGGATTGAATATGTATTTATTACTCATATGATGTACCATTAACTTTTTATAATCTTGTATTGGGGTAAACTTACGAATAACATCATTAAAGCCAGTTGCGCCACTTTCTAATATACCAGCGTAGGTAGCTACAGCTGATGTCGGAAAATGATTGCCGTTTGTTAATAATGTTATTTGTTTTTGTGATAATAAAAAGTTTCCACTATGCGGGTTCCATGCATTGAAATAATATTCATTATTGATTTTAGTTATATATCGTATTATATCAGATACGCCATTACCGCCTAAATGAACTGAATTATATGGAGCTAAATCTACAAATTCTTCTTTTTCATTTTCTAATTCAAATCTTAAAAAACCAACATTATATTGTATGTTCTGTTTTTGTAATTTTTCATTAACATCGATTGCATATAATAAAGAATCAGCATTGATAAGTATATCATCTTCATTATATAAAAAATAATCATATTCTGTTAAATGATCTAACATATATTGTCTAGGTTCAAAAACTAAAGAATGACCTAACGATTTATCTCGAATTTCAGTGGTGACACCATCAATATCTATGCGTTCTGGTGAAAATACTACAACATCAGATACTTTTTTTAATTCTTCAACTACTGGTTTTAAATACGGATTTGAATTACCAGCATAACAAGCTAATGTACTTAATATTCTCATAAATTACTCCTTTACCCAAAACCAATTAGAATCTCTCACCCCGATAGCTTTAGCATCTGGTACTAGTTCTTGTACTGCTTTAATGACACCTTCCCATTGGTAATCATCGCCTCCTACTATACCACCAACCTTAACTTTAGGCAACCAAGCTTCGATATCTTCCTTAACGCTCTCATAGTCGTGAGATGCATCTATGAATACAAAATCTATAGAGTCATCTGCAAACTGCTTTGAGACCTCTACAGACTTGCCTTTAATAACCGATACGCAATGTTGTAGTGGTTTCAGTGTTTCCACAACTCGTTCGTAGAAGTCTGTAGAATTTGCACTACTGTCGACAGATATGCTGAAATGGTCTACAGTGTGTAGCTTAATTTTTTTTCCTGAGTTGTGTATCTCGGTACCCAAGTACGCACTACTACGACCGGCAAAGGTTCCGATCTCAACGAAAGTTCCCTTATCAAACTTGCTAACAGCTAAATCATATAAGTCGAAGTGGTCTAAGTACCCTTCTACGTTTTGCCAAAAATGTTCCATGCTTTTAAATTATTTTGTTTTAAATTATTATGATGACTGCAGGGCTGTTCCATCGTCCATTAGTCTATAAACAGTATAATTATACTGTCTAGCTATGTTGTGGAATTTATCTTCTGTAACCTTAGCCATTTCTGGAGTCCATACCGACTTCTGATTACGTCTTTCTCCTAAGTACTTGTGCTCAAACATAGGGTGATAACCTCCCTCCGGATCAATACCACAAGTTACCAACTCAGTAACACCGCTCATTCCCAACCAAGTTGCTGCTGTCTGTAGGACGGAGTAAGTTTCTCCCATATGCGGAATATCAGAAGGACAAATCAATCCATTCATGCCATGGACTCCTAATGCAACAAAATGGAATTTGCAGTCTGGATTAATTTTTAATACATCATCCATCCAAACATGATAATTATTATCTTCACTAAATCCACCTGGATGACGCTTTTGTGGATAATATGGCATAATAAAATTCTTAACTTTTTTCCATTCATTTGGATCAATAATATCAATATTATCTTGATCGTGACAAAAAAAGTAATCAACTTCTTCACATAAAATAATAGCATCATTCAATGCTGCAATTTTATAATCATCACTCTTAGGAATATGTCTCGCAGATGGTCCTTTACTTACTAAAACTACTCGCATTATTGTTCTCTTTGTTTGTTTAAAATGTATTCATGTGTAAATTCTGGCGCTGTTTCCCAATGTTTACTTAACATATATTCATCATGATGTTTAAAATGAATAGATTCTGAATCATAATAAATTGCTAGCGCGTTATCATATTTTTCCGGAAAACGCATATCAATTAGATGAAGTTCTGGAATTTCGTTAATTAATAAGTTTGGTTCAATTGCCATACTATTAGTAATACCAATATCTTCTACGATATAAATTCCATCTTTATTCAATTTAGATTTGAAGTTATTATAAGTTTGTACCTGATCATTTAATTCATGCGATCCATCATCGATAATAACATGAAAAAATCCATCTGGAATACTTTCTAAAAACTTATTGCGTTCAATCATGGCATTAAAATCATTTGAACATGAATTTACTTGAACTAATTTTGTTCTAGTATAATCTTTAAGTGTTTCTGTAACTTCATTTAATGTGCATCCAACCCAAGAAGTTCGTTCAAATGTATCTGCTCCCCAAATTGTTGCTTTAGAAAAATATTCATGCCACAATTTCATAGAAGTACCACGCAGAATTCCAATTTCTAATACATTGATATCTTCATGTTGATATACACTGAATAATCGATCATATACTTCTAGATAAGTATGCCCTGGGAACATTTTATTTCCACAATGCGGGTCTTTATCACAATCCCATTTATGATGTTTTAGTATTTCTACTAATGTTTTATTTTGCATTTTGTTCTTTTATATATGTTAAAAATTTATTAATGCCAATTTCTAATGTTGTTTCTGGATTCCACCCTAAGTTTTTTAATTTATCAGAATTTCCAATGCATCCGAATTGATCTCCCGGATGTCCGCCAATATCAACAATATCATAATCAATTAATTCATTACCATTAGCTTTAATTAAAGCGTGAATCAATTCTTTTATTGTAGTTTTAATACCAGTTGATACATTAAATGTATCCGAATAGTTAACAGATAACATTAATAGTAATGCATTTACTACATCATCTACATAAATAATATCACGATATCTATCTAACGAACCTGTTACATTGATTGTATTACTATTAATAACTTGATTTGCAAATGCAGAAACAACGCCTTTGTATTCATTTGATAAATCCTGGCCCGGGCCATATGTATTCCATAATCTTAGAATAGAATATGTAAAATTATATTGTTGTGCAAATTTCTTAAGATAGTATTCAGCTGATAATTTACTTACTGCATAATTAGATAATGGATCTAATTTATCAATTTCAGATGCGTTATCATTATTTCCATAAACAGCCATCGTAGATGTATATACGATATGTTTAACTTGTTTATATTCTGCTAAATAACAAATACGCATCGTACCTCGTATATTAAATTCTAAGTCCATCGACGGATCTATTTCAGAACCTCTTCCATATGGCTGTGCTGCTAAATGATATATTACATCAATTGGTTCTTCAATTTGTAATAAATCATCCATACTAATATCTAATACATAATCAGCTGATTCATTAATATCTACAGTAATTACGTTATGATCTAATTTTTTTAATGCAGTTACTAAATTAGATCCAATTAAACCACAACCACCAGTTACTAATATATTCATATGCTAAACTTATAATTTAATTCGCCAATTGATTCGATACTATGTTTGATAACATCATTTGGTTTAACTAAACAATCAACTTGTGGTCCGCCATTAATTGTAGTAGGCGTTCCTGTTAAAATTATATCACCTTTATTTAACTTAACTAATTTGGAAATATAACTTAAAGATTGATATGGGTTCATTATCA